TTAGCGTACATTGTAGCTTCTTCACGAGAAGCTTCTAACTCTTTAGCCTGTTTCGCTATCTCATCCCCTTTCTTTGACAGATGTTGTTTAGTTTGATAGTTTGCGACTAGTTCCTCCATAGTGACTTCAAATTCTTCACCATTAACTTTAATGGGAACAACAAAGTCCATATCGATTTCTTCATCTACAGCTTCATCTGACTCATCTTCTTGGGTAGCGTCTTCTGACTCATCCTCATCTGTGTCTTCTTCTTCTGCAACTTCATCCTCTACTTCATCAACTTCTTCAGCGTCCTCTTCGATGCTAGGATTCTCATCTCCGAGTTCTTCTGTGGCTTCGTCACTTTCTTGGGTAGCAGTCTCTTCACCGAGTACTTCATCCGCCAAAGCATCAAAGTCAAAGTCTTGAACTTGCGACTCATCCAACTGGGTAGCTCCGCTTTCTTGTTCTGACATATTAGTTCTCCTTAATATAAGGGTCTATTTAAACCCTCTCAATCAACAATCAACAGTTCTTAAATAGAACCTCATTATCCCTTTTTACAGGATTTGCCATGCCATCTTCCATACATAGCTTTAGTAAGACCAGTAGTTCCACATACTTCACACGTCAAATTACCGTCTTCTTCTTTTTTATTATTACCCGAATTCATATTCATAAGGGTATTTTTTGCTTCAATTAAAGAATTAAACGAACTAGCATTACCTGCAATAGCTCTACCTGAGCTTAATACAGCTATCTGAGCCTTAATAGCTTTATCTAATTGTTCAATAGCTTCGTTTTTTACTTTATCATCATTCATCATTCATCTCTCTTGATTTGTTATTTTTAGCAGTAATAGCATTTTCAATATTTCTAATTACTGCGCCCTGACTAATTGCTAACTTATAAATAAATTCTCTACGCTCTGTTTCGTAATGCTTAGTATCTAACCATTCTCTAAACAAATTATTGAGAATATCTTCCGTTACCATAGTCATGGTATCCTTCAGCTCTTCACACTTGTAACCTTTGTTAAGTGTTCTCTGGGCATCATCATACACGGATACCTTTTTAGGTTTGCCATCATCCCCCATTTTATGGTTCGGATGTCGATTATAATTGTTCATCTATCTCTCATCATTCATTAGTCATCAAACTATTTAAGTCAGGTCCAACTGGCTGCTGACCTTCCATAGTACCTTGTTGAGCCATCTGTTGTTGCATTTGCTGCATCATAGCTTGTTCTTGTTGTTGTTGTTTCTCGTCAGCATCAGTATCTTGATATAAACTTTGGAAGTCTACAGGTACTTTCTCTGGCATAGGAACACCATCTTTAGCAGCTTTAACAGCAACTTCAGCCCATTTTCTATTAGATTCATCTTCAGCTTGAAGTAATTGACGTTTATTATCAATCTTCTTATTATCAACTTCTGCTTTAATAAGATTAATATTGGCTTGTTTAGTTCCAATTTCTAAATCTCTTTCTGCGTTTGCTCTCTCTGTAGCAGATTGTTGTTGCTGTTGAATCATCTGTTGGTTGTTAGGATCTTCAGGGTCTAACAAGAATCTTGTTGGATCCATACCCATGTTTTCAATTATATCTGTTGCCAGATTAAATGAAGCCATAGGACTAACATATGATGAAGCAGTAGCATCTTGCGCCATCATAGGTAACAACTCTGCTAATTGGTTTAGCTTCGCTGATACGTTCATATTAGAATTCTCGCCTAAATTAGCTTGAATATCTAAATCCATATTTGCTGGTATTCTTTGTAATTCTTCTGCTGTAACTGAAGAATATCCTTTACCTTGTCTAAATCTTAATGGATTCTTAAGATTATTCTTCATTTCTCTAAGAACACCACGACATAGGTCTTTAATACCACTCTCTACAAATCTTCTAGCAATGTGCTCTATTCTAGTTTGAGCTGCATTTTGAGCACCTGCCATTTTAGTTTCTGAATTACCTGATACATATAGTGTATCATTCAAACCTAAAGCTGTTTTAGTTAAACCAGTAGATTGTTCTTTCTGTAAACCTAAGAATTCTAACATACCAGTTGTACCTGAGCTAATAGGCTCTGGTTGAATCTGTTGTATTGCAGCTGTAGGATTACCATTAGTAGCAATAATCTGTTTAGGTAATGGATTCTGTAGTGCTGCAAAGTCTACTACATTAGGGTCAGCTAATGTTCTACCATAGTTACCAAAGTAAACATTCTCTACAAATCCTCTAAGAATAGCTGTAGTAGCTTGAGTTTGACTACGAGCCATATCTAATAAAGATAGACCATAAAACTCATGAGGAATCTCAATAGGATTAAGTACAGCTATTGGTATATAACTAACATCATCTTCTTCTAAGATTACGTTACCTGCTTTAATTACGTGCTTAAGCTCTGCAATACCGTCACCGTCTCTATCAGACTTAATCCAACATTCAATAACTGTAACTTCTATATTTGCTTCTTCTTCTTCTGACTGAGAGTTAACATCCCAAGTTGAAATACCTGCTGCGTCTTTTCTAGCAAAGTTTCCAATATCAAAGTCTGCACCATAGATTTCTTCACCTAAGTCACTAATATCACCCTCAAAATCTTTCCAATTCTTACGAATGTCAGAACGGGTCATCTCAGTTACAATACCTACGAACTTAGCGTCATGTATAGATGTAGCTGAACGATCAATAATAAATGCCTCTGGTGCTACATTTCTTAATTTAACTCTAGATTTATCTATCTTTCTTCTTAGTCTAACATTACTATAAACAATAGTTTGATCTTCACCATTACTATTTTCTTCATCTATAGATAAATCACCAATAATTTCTAAATCAGGGTCTGCTAGTATCTGATCAAGAGAAACTTCGTCAATAGTCTCATATTCTTCTATTTCATAGTCGTAATCTTCTTCCCAACCCCAAGTTAATGCACTGTTTCCTAATACTACAGCACTCTTAATCCAAGTAGAAAGCTTACTCCAACCATCAGAATTAGAGTTAAATAGACAATAATTGACTACATCACTAGCAACTTGAGCGTTTTTAATCGAGCTTACGCTATCATCATAAGGAGTAAACATAGCTAATTTATTATTGTCAAGTAAAAGCTTAACAATAAGAGCTGTATACCCCTCTGCTATTTCTGCTGAATCTGAAGCTACTATTTTAGAAACACCTTGAGGAGCTAGATCACCTCTAGCTTCTAAACTCATTTCATAAATAGAATTTTCTCTTCGCTTAGCTACATCAGATGTGCCAGGAAAGAATCCCCCATCTGAATTTCTAACATATCTGTCGATAGATTCTATCAACTGATCGTCTGATACTTTCTCGATTTTCTCGCTCATTTATTCTCTCTTTCTTTTATTTACTTTTGATAGTAAGTGTTGTATGGCGTATTATAATTCATAGAACTTCTTAACATTTCAGCTGCTTCTACTCTGTCAGCCAGTGGACCAGACATTACAAATGGTCTTTGCTGTTCTGCTAACATACTAATTTGTTCTACCATATCTCTAGGAGGCAAATTAAACATACCCCATTTATCTTCTTTTGCTCCTTTGCCTAATCTATACCCAGCCCAAGGCTCCATTTCATCAATAGAAGGCTGATTCCATATATTAGCTTTACGAGCTTCATTTACTAAATCAGAATTATCTTCTGCTATACCTTTCATATATAATGCAGCGCCTAATTGACTGTATTCATCTTCTAGTGGATTATATCCCATATTTATAACCAGTTAGTTGTATCTGTATAAGATGATTGATTAGTCTCACTCCAACTAAATTTGTTTGCTACTAATCTCTCACCATCCGTTCTATAAGCCTCACAGCATATAGCTAAAGCCATTACAGTATCATCTGTCTTTCCTACTGCTGCTCCCATCTTAGTACCTCCTGAAAGAGTATTATGTAATACATAATCCCTTAATTCATTTAGCATTAATCTAGAAGGTATGCTAATATCAAAATCCTTAATCATACTTTGTAAGTTCGATATTATAGGCGTTTTTGTTGCTGTTGTGGTTTTAAATCCCAAAGTATTTATAACATCAATCTGAGCATTAGCTGTTTTC